TACTTTTCAAACCCGACTCACATGGCCCAGACGGAGTGTGCTTTGGGACTGAACTGTTACGAAGACTGGGGCGAGATCGTTGACATTCTACAGACTTTCGGTCTTGATAGAGGCATTGGCACTGATTGTGTCAAACTCGACAAGTCATCGTCATCGTGGAGGCTCCTCATGGCGTTCCAGGTGCTCATCAAACTTTTCTGTCTCCATTACACCGAGGCAGAGAGGCGCGCTTGCTGGGCCATAGCGGTAGTGGTGTCACAGAGCTGCATGTACATCAATGGGGACGTCATCTGGATCTACGGAACAAATCCGTCGGGTCATGCTCTCACGACCATCATCAACAGCATCATCAACTCCCATAACTGGCGTGTGGCCTTCTACCACATCAATCGGCAGCCCAACATCAAATTCTCCGATCACGTGAGACTCGTCACCTACGGTGATGACTCAATTGCGACCTCACGCAACAAAAATTTCAACCTCCACTCCATCATAGAAGCACTCAGCCACTACAACATCAAAATCACACCTGGTGACAAAAGACCCGCCAACGAACACCCCTCCTTCACCCACATTGACAAGTTAGATTTTCTCAACCGAGGATTTTACTTTACTCCCCAAGGGGTGCGCTGTCCGTTGGCTCTCCAGTCGCTTGGAAAGATGGTGGCTTGGAGAGTGGCGAGCAAAAACGTCACTGAATACGAACGTCTCGGGCAGGTGGTCGAGACTCTCGTAATCGAACTCAAACAACAAAGACCTTCTGAACAGAAGGCTTTACTCAAACTCCTCGAACTCGCGAAGAATGATTTGCGAGATCAGATGGGGCGTGAGTAAAAACTGCGAACTCCGTCAGACAAGACGTTAAAATCAGCCAGTCTGGCTCTAACTACCGTGCGTGAAAACAACACAAACGTAAAATTGGCAAAATTGAGGGGGTGTGTGATCTTGCTTCCACTGCGACGAGCATAAAAGTGGAAGTATTGCTGCACCCCAACGGTGGCAGGGTTTTTTAACCCAACATGGTACTAGATGGCCACCCATCTCCGACTAACGTCGGTAATAGGGTTCTGTACCTGCTCCATCTGCCGTGGGCTTAAGTTAGCCCACGGCACATGATGTAAAATATGTAACTTACTGAAAAACAAACAAATTCCAATCAAACAAAAACACCAATTCACAACACTGGCGTCATGTACATGGCAACATCGGGGGCTACTTCCGACGCTGCAGAGGGAGCGTCCAAAGTCAATGTGTCTGAAGCATCCACTGTAGACACTGGAGTGGTTTCATTTCTCGATTCTGCTCCCGTCCAATCTCTAGTGGTAGAGAAACCCATTTCGCCCGACCAGGCCGTCTCCTATTCCTCGATGGAGACTGCCAGCCTCGATCATTTTCTCTCGCGACCTGTACTCATAGATACTTTCCTTTGGTTGCAGGAGTCTCATGTGCTTACGGAGATTAACCCTTTCCAGAAACTTCTGGACAATGTGGGTGTCAAACGAAAGCTCAACAATTACTCTCTGTTCCGC